GATGAAGGACGTGGAATGGTCCATGGAGGGTGTAAAACTTATCCGCGATGAGTCCAAACAACAGATGTTCAAATCGAAAGACATTATTGATTCTGTTGTCCACTCTTTTTCTTGGATGGCCGAAACCGGCGTTTGGTGTTTTCAGGAGCGTTCTCTCGCTCCCATTTTATTTAGTGATGTGCGAATGCATAAGTACACGCAAGACGTGAATTATTTGCTTGCACACGCTCAAGAAGCCAAACACGGTGATTTGGATCTGAACGAGTATGAAAGGAAGTTGGATGAAACTATCCGAAACTCGGGAAAGATGCAATTGGCATCCAAGTCTCCAGCTATGAAGGAATTGCTTCAAAAGAAGTACGCTTCACTCGTGCTTATTAAGCAAGACGTCATAGCTAAAAGAAAGAATACTACCATTAGGTTCGCACCTTTTGGTATTTCTATCTTTGGGGAATCTTCCATTGGAAAATCCAATATTACAGAATTAGTCATGAAAACGGCTTTGACTGCAATGGGTTTTTCAGACGATCCTGCGGGCATCATTACGCTTAAGGAAGGAGCGAAACATGATGACACCTATACTAACGACGTAGAGGGTGTTATTATAGATGATGCTGCCCAACAGACACCACAATATGTGCAGGAGTCTCCTGCAAGAAAATACATTACTATGTTTAATAGTGTTGCTGCGCAAGTTGTCAAAGCAGAACTAAATGACAAAGGATGTGTATTCTTTAATTTCAAAGTAGGTGTCATTACAACAAATAAGAAAGATCTTGACGCAAAGATTTACAGTAATTATCCTGTTGCTGTTCTTCGTCGATTTTTCCATGTGACTGCTGAGGTCAAACCTAAATATCGGATTCCTGGAGGAGATAGTTTGGATACTGATCATCCAGAGCTGGTAAACCATGCCAACCCGTATGAAATTTTGGATGTATGGCAATTTGGTATTGAAAAGGTTTTTCCCAGTGCAGGCACTCCTGTTTGGCAAACACTGCGCTTACCTATCGGTGAGAAGGACAGAGAAGTCTATTGTAAGGAGCTACCTTTGCGCAGTTTCCTTGATGCAGTTATTTACCTCGCTAAGAAACATAAGCGAAAGCAGGAGTTGGAGGTCGTCAAATCTAAGTGTCTTGCCTCTATTAAATGTTGTAAGAAGTGCAATCGTTTACCCCAATACTGCGAATGCACTGATATTCCAGTCACTGAACCTGAACCTCAAGGAATTGCAGAGGAGATAGGTGAAAGTGTCTACATGGGGGTACGGAAAGGTGTGTACAACTCTATCCAGAGATGGTTGGCACCATTGTCTTTTTTCTATTGGTTACATAAACTTGATTTTCATAAAATGGTGACCAAGGATCTTAGACTTTTTGTCGAATCTCAGGCTAACTATGCTGCACCTATGTGTGTGGCTTTAGTTCCAGAGTTTGTACATCAGTCATCAACTTTCCAAAACTTTTTAGATTTGTGGCATACACATGCACATCAGTACAATATGAGGAGGTTCCAGTCTATTCTGCACTTCCTTGTAGCTGCTTGTACATGTTTCAGCTTCTTTCTTCAAAGTTTA